TTGAAGAAAGGTTCTGGTCACCAATCTTTGTCTGGAAAATCTGGAAGAGATAAATGAAGTCTGGGTCCACTTCCTTGTTCTGGAACTGGAAGATAATTTCATTTGTCTCGTCATCGATACCAGAGTTGTAAAGCTCATCTGATTCACCTGCAACAAGGTAAGTTGTAAGGTCTCCAGTAACATCGAGAGACAGAGGCTGAGTTGAGATAGCATTCTTTACAAAGATTGCATATTTCTTCTCAAGGCCGTTGTTCAATTCAAGAGTGAGGTTTGTTGCGAATGTAATGTTCTTACCATTAATCCACAGATCACCTTCACGAGAAGTGAACTGGTCTGTATCCGTTGATTTTACAGGAAGATTCTCAATGAATGAGTTACCAGTTGTTACGCCGTCTTCGAATCTGTCTGAGTCTTCACCACCGAAGTAAGCACGAGCAACATCTTCAGTCATAATCTTTGGATTGTTGTTACCCATCATTCCGAACGAGCCGGTTACAATGGCACCAATCTGTACAGAAAGTGAAAGAGTGTTTACTGCAATGTGCTTGAACTCCTGGTACAAATCTTCGCCGTCTACACCACCGAATTTCTTCAGCAATGAGTACTTGATGTCTTTTGTACCACATGTAAGTTCGTGAACAATACATCCAGCAGGTACTTTGAGCATACCGTCTTCGTGTCCGGCAACACCGTCATTGATAAGTCTTCGTGAACCGAAGTTCTTATCATGGTTGTATTCCTTTTCTTCTGGGTCTACGCAGCGAGTCATGAAGAAGCCGTCATTGAAAGCGGTGTGATCAAGATTGATTGCAGAGTTTGTATCAGAACTCCATCTCTTCCATTCATTACGGAGAGCAGCTTCAAGCAAATCATCAAAAGTTGTAGGAGAAAGTTCGAGGTCGTGAGTTCCTTCCGCAGAAGAGTTTCCTCTACGAGGAGCAGACTTAGTACGTCCTTTTCTCAACTCATTTGATTCGATTGTCTCAGTTGTACCCGAGATGCTGTTTCCTGTAGAACGAGAAAGAAGAGGGAATTTATACAGACCGTCACGAGTCTTCAGCTTGCTGAAATTAACTGACTTCTTGTCAGTGACTTCTCGAGTGTAGATAATGTCACTGTCAGCACCAGTTTTCAGATTGTGCTGTATGTTTTCCTTATCAATCATATCATTCTCCTATTTTAATTTGCCAGGTTCGCATACCACGAAACTGATATTGGAACAGCGTAGTAATCACCGTTGTCGATTGCAGACGAAATACCGATTCCAGTAATGTGTACTCTGTCCTTAATAACGCCGCGTTTCATTACTTCTGCAATGCTCGCATAAGCGTTGTCTACATAATCTTTCACACCTAAATCAGGTGTTATCGTTCTTATAGTTTTTAGAACGCAGATATTTATTTGAAATATGCCACTCCACTCATTCATAGCAGAGTGACCAATTTCCGCCATTAAAGGTTGTGCAGGTATAAAATGCAATTCATACCACACACCATAAGAAGGTCTCGTAAATGCTTCAAACTCATAGTTAATATCTTCATACTCACCTTCTGCATTTTTATGAAACAGAGATTCCTTTCCGCCCTGTCCATCATCCATTTCAGTTGATTCAAAGAGTTCTACTAATACATCATTTACATAACTCTGGACCATTATCGAACTCCTATATATCGCTTAATATCGCCGTAATTGATTTTTCCTTTTTTCATCAACTTCCAAAAATCCTGCAAGTCTTTATCACTTGGAACCCTTGCAAGTTGTGACCGTTTAGTCTTTCCGTTACCTTTGTATCGCTTAGCAAGATTTGTTGTTACTTTACGGTTTGATTCTCTCTGCAATTCCATTTCCGTAATGCGATACATACCAACTGGTGCCTGAACAGAATGTTCATTCTCTACACCATGCTGATATTTAGGACCTTCTTTTATCTCTCCATTCTTTGGCCAACGATATCCGCCACCGTATTCAATAACGTAGTAATGAGGATTATCGTTTTTGATATACAATTGTTCCAACGTTTTAAGAGCAGAATCGGCATTTGTTTTTGCAAGTCTTGGTGCAAATGAACTTTTAAATTTCTTTTCAATAGCATCAATCGCAGTTTTGTCATTTACAACATCGAAATATTTTTTGGGAAAATCTTGAGCAGAAACTGTTTTATCACCGTCAGTAATAAACCAATCATATCGTGCAGCAGAATGCATTCCTTTATCTGGCTTATGAGTTTTCTTTACCATATTTCCAGTTTCCGGATTTTCTTGATACCAAGTATATTTTTCATCAAGAGGAGTACGAGAAACGACACGCTGAAAAAATACAGCAAAAATATGGAGTCTTTGTTCGATGACAGCTTCATAGTTTGAACCATTACGCTTTAAGTTTGCAAGATGATTTAAAACAATTTTAGAGGCATTGTTTTCAATCTGTTTTTCAAATATGTCACCATAAAGAACACCCTGTCTCGCAGTCCATGTTCTAGTAGGAGTTTTAATAACCAACTTAGCCATTTGCCCTCCTCACCTGACATGTATAAAGTATCTTTGTAATATTTGTCGGACTTGTATCTCCCGAGTGAATTACATTGAACTTCTCACCTTCTATCTCTATTACGTCAGTGTTCTCAACTGGCATAATATCAAACTGACAGATAACTTTTGCATCTCCGGCCTTAATGATGTTTGAGTTCATACCAATTGCTTCTGAGTCGTAATTAAGTTTTACACCAAGACCTTTATAGGTAGTTATATTTTTACCCTCTGCATGATAGAGGGTACAGTTCTTTACATTACCGAACTTTGTGAGGAGCTTTTTTGCAACGGCTTTCATATTCTGTTCAAAGTTCATTTAGCCCCTCCAGACTGCTCTTGCACAAACTGAACCAGTTGCTCCTTTTTCTTTATACAAACCTTTAAGGAGTTTGTTCAGAACGTCATATATAGATGTGTAATCGACAGTGTTGAGGTTTGTCTCATTCTGCTGATTACTGAAATACTCAACTTCAAGTGAATCTACCTTCTGTCGTTTGATTGCACCGTTTTCATCTTTTGTTGTAAACAGCGTATCAGAGCCAGATGTAGAATTAAGGAAAGCTGCTTCAAGGCATGCTTTCTTCAGTTTCTCTGGAATGCCGTGGATTAAATACTGATCATCGTCATACAAATCAATACGAGGAAATGAAAGTGCCTGGCTACCAGTCCCTTTTCTTCCTCTCCAGTTATAGAAGTTATCAACAAACTCAGTACCACGGATAATAAATACTTTCTGCTGTGTTTCAGAAAGTGACTGCCAGCTCGTATAACCTTTCATGGTACAGTACTCAAGTGCATAGTCGAGGTTACAATACGAGTTGGCATTTGGATTTCCGCTGCCATCTTCAACAATCAAATTTACTTCCGGAAGATTGTCATTAACAACTTCTTCAGTAACTACTTCTTCCACAGCTTCAGCAACTGCTGTTGTCTGAGATGTTGGAGTTGTATTTGTATTGCTTCCTAATGGCATATTGGTCTCCTAGTTTTTTAAAGGCTTTTCAACCTTATCTTCTTTCTTTTCATCAGCCTTTGGAGCTTCTTTTACAGATTCTGCCTTTGGCTCATTTTTTACAGGTTCAGATTTTGGCTCGTCCTTCTTAGGTGTATCCTTTTTAGGTTCATCCTTATCTGTTCCTTTATCAGCAGGTTTCCATCCGAGTTTCTTCAAATCAGCAACAAGTGCTTCATCGAACATACCCTCTTTACTTCCACCAGCTACTCTTGGTTCACTGCGAACCATTTTTACAAGTGCCATATTTTCTCCTTAGACTAAGACCGCACCCCTTACGAGATACGGTCTTATTTGTCTTAGCCGAGCAAAGTAGCAATCCAAGCTGGATTAACTGCCTTAACACCCCAAACTGCAGATACCTGGTACTGGATAGTACGCATACCACGAACAAGAGCAACTTCGTAAACAATTCCAGAATATGGATCAGTTACGAGTTCACGAGAAAGCATATCTCCCTCGTTTGGTGCCTTTGGTGGGCGGATTGCAAGTGCAATTGCTGACTTATGGAGAGCAATTGATGGTGTATAGCTGTTTCCAACTGTTACTGCAACACCGTCTGCAAGTGTCTTGCGAAGACCAGGCTCACCGATTGTGATAGAGTCTGCTGTGTTTGCATTTACAACATACTTGTTTGCATCACCAGCAAATGTTACAACGTCACCATTTGCGAATGCACCTGTACCTGTATCAACAGCGATTTCTCTTTCGCCAGGATTGAGAGTTGCTGAGAGATTTGTTACATAGCTTGCTGCGGCACCCTTTGTGTGCTGTTCGAGCTGTGCACTTGAGCGAACATTGAAGCCATAAACTGGCATGATGATTCCCTGACGGAGCATTGCTTCAGAACCAGCCTCATTTACTTTGATGAGGTTTGTCTGGTTTGTAAGAAGACTTGTTTCTGCTTCTGAAGAAAGAACGATTGTACGTCCGCTTGCAGGAGCTTTGTTCAGGTCAAGGATACCCTTCATGTTTGCAAGGTCACCCATCTTTGAACCGTCAGCGAATGGTGCTGTACCAGCAGTACCGTAAGCACGAGAAGCAGCCTTTACAGCTTCTTCTGCAACTGACTTTTCAATTGCGTCACGAATCTGTCCGAAAGCATCAGCAAACTGCTGAGCAAGAACAGTTCCCCATGCACCAGAGTTAAGCATTGCTTTCTGGTCTTCACCGTTCCAGTCGATAGGAACAGTTTTTGCATACTGGAGTTCCATGTTGATAGAATCAACGTCTGAACCGGCAGCACTTGGGAAGTTAAATCCAACTGGAGTATCAATCATAGCACCTGCTTTTCCGATAGGTACCTTGATGATGTCACCTTTTGCAGCAACTTCTGCTCCAGTGTTTGTATTTACGGCTTTGATGAAACCAAATGGCAGATAGCCAGTTTCTCTCAAACCAAGCATGATGTCTTTACGACAAGAATTAAGATTCTGATTTGAAGGCATAGTGTTTTCTCCTATGATATATTTCAGAACTAAATAATCTGACCGCCATCAATGTCGAAGTTCATTCGATCAGTTGGTGACAGAGCATCATATTCAGCTCTTGTTAATCTCTTGCCACTACCTGTAGCACCGCCGGAACCGTCTGCTCCTCCGCCGCTGTTTCCAGACTTAAGCAAGTTTTTACCAACTTCAGTGTCAAGGAACTTATCAAGTGCCTGACGCATATCCAATGAATCTTTATTTACAAGAGTTACGCTTCCATCTGGCATATTCAAACGGCGGAATTTTTCGCCATGTTCACCAGTGATAAACGACTGAGCCATTTCACGCCCACCACCAAGCCACTGTTTGTCTGCTGCTGCTTTGTTAAATTCAGCAAGTACATCTCTTTCGAGAACTCCTGCTTCAAGGAACTTAATCTTCTCGTCTTTCTCAGCAAGACTTTTGTTGAGTTCTGAAACGCTTTTTGCGTAACGTTCCTCAAGTTCTTTCTTGTTGTTTTCGAACGCTTTCTTAAGTTCTTCTGGCTGATTGTTAGCCAACTGTTCTTCGAGAGTTTTCATCTTCGCAGAGTTCTCATCAAAAGAAGCCTGAAGTGTTGTCAACTTGCCTGAAAGAGCATCTTTTTCCTCTTTCATTTTGGCAGAATTAATTTTCAGTCCTTTGATTTCGTCCTCGTGGAAACCAACAACCGCTTTTGTCAAAGCTGCAAACTTTTCTTCATCGAATCCTTCTGGTCTGAATGAAGCCAACTTGTTCTGAAATTCAGCTAAACGCTGTTCATCTGTGAGATTTGTATCTGGCATATTTGCTCCTGCAAATAAATGAATAATTGAACCGCCTCGTCTGAGGGAGAAACCGTCTGTTTCTTTCGTTCTAAGAGCAGAATACGCCAGAAAAAAAATGAGATTAAAATGCTTTTATTTTTTAAGGTCTTTTAGAGGGGTGATTTTACCGTTATTTACAAATTGTTTGATTTTCATACCCTGTTCATAGAGTTGAAAACGTTTTTTACCAAGGATTTTATATTTATTTTTATCAGTTTGATTTTCGAACCATTCTGAGTAAGAAACTTTTGCTTCATCATCACTTACAAAATCTGGCAAAGGAAAAATTTTACACCTGCACCTGTCATGAACAGGGTATATTTGTACTTTCGTGATATCGTCATATATCTGACCATCTAACATACCGCAAACAAGGCATGTAGATGTATCTAATATAGAGGACCATATATAACGGTTTATAACCTTGTCATTCTTTGTAAAGATAATTCTTTCATATTGCTCGCCTAAAGAAGAACCGAGTGTTTCAGCGTCTGCTTCAAGGCCTCTGTCGAAGGTATTAAATCTTGCAGAGTAATTGTCATTAAGTTCATTAAAAGAACTGCCGGTCACATAACTTTGAACTACCTCAGAATTAAAAATATCTCTAAGTCTATTTGCAACTAACAATCCAAATCCCACCGCAGCACCTGCTGTAGCAATTGGAATAATAGCCAACTTTTTTATTGTTTTTTCAGCTTCTTCAAGCTGAATGTCAAACAATGGCTGGACATTCTGTTTAAGATATTCATTCTCATCTTCAATAATTTTAGGCAATTCTAATGCAATAAACGCTGCAATATCGTCTTCAAGTTCTGTCAGACGAGTATCCAGCTTTTTTTTTAGTTCATTACAACGGTTTTTGGTAACACATCTAACATATTCTTCAAGAAGAGCCTGGCAATCATCTTTTGCTTCATCAGCGAGACCTTTTACTTCATCATAAAAATAATTGCCATACTCTACAGCACCGATAGCATGAGAAATTGTATTATCAATGTACTTCTGCCATTCTTCCTTTTCACTGCTTGTCATCGTCTACATTGTCCTCACTGCCGTTGTTGTCAGGTGAATACCAATCTTTCTGTGGAAGACTTCTTCTCTCTCCGTTCTGTTTGTACTGTTTATAAGCAGAATCAACTTCCATTGGAGAAAGTTTTGCAGCTTCAAGGTCAAGAAGATATACAAAATCTTCATAAGCCATATCTGGTTCCAGATAACCGCTTTGCTGAAGCAGATAGTAGAGACAACGAAGTGGAAGTTTACCCTGAGAGAAGATATTTGCAATTGAGTTGACTGCATTCGCATCAAATGCGAGATTAGAGAAGTCGCTATTAAGCTGAACGCATACTTCTTCGTCTTTATTACCCATCCAGTCTGAAACAATCTGCAGAACCTGTGTGAATGAATAAGACAGGTTCTTTGCATAAGTAGCAAGTTTGGCGTCTTCGCCGGCCTTGCGAATGTTCATTGCATCTTTATTTTCTGCAGTCTTCTTTTCTGCAGCAATAATGTGTGATGCAAGCATAATTATCTGAGACTCGTCACGATTCAAAGCGTGTTCAAGGTGTTCAATACCTTCACCACTGAAAGAACAAACTCCAACTTTTGCGTCTTTCTCTGGTAACTGCCAGAATACATCAGTACCAACGTAAACAGGAATTACTTCTTTTGTTTTTGGGTCTACTTCCGGTTCATGACCAGTAAAGTAACCTGTAGGTCTTGAAGTAAGGTGAGCACCATTCTGATAGTCTGCAGTAACCTGATAGTGGTGGATATTCAACTTTGCAATGTCATACAAAATTGGTTTTACAGGTTTTGCAAATGGAAGCATTACAAAAGGAATAAAATCTATTGTCTGACCATTTACCATAAATGGTTTCTTTTGACCAGGTGATAATCTTTCTATTCCATCTTCTCCTTTTGCAAAAGAGTAAATCTGAATGTAATAAATGCCATTTTCAAGACTGAGTACACGATACTGTTCAGAGAGAGTGTGAGCAAACTGATTTTCACCCTTCTCTACCATTTCTTTAAGTACAACCAAGCTGAGTTTATTTACACCGTTTACAGGTTTGTACTTCCAGTTAATAATTGACTCTGCCTTGTAATAAGTGAGATAAGGATGAATATTTTTATTTTCTGCGACTGCTTTCGACATGTTTGGGTCTACGTTTGGAAGGTCTGGCAAAATACCACCAAAACCTGTAACAAGAGTATCATCCAAACAGTCTGAAAAGAACTGATCTGCAGAATTGCCCTGGTTATCAACATTATTCAGGAACTTTTTTCCTTTCATGTTTTTTGGAACGTCTATTTTGGCTGGCCGACTCTCAACCATTCCATGAAGACAGTCATGAATCTGTGCTGTATAATTTGCAAAGATAGAACGCTCCTTAAATGCCTCATACTGTTTCAACTCATATTTATCAAAACACTCATGTGCAGTTGAAGGACGAGGAAGATAATCTTCCCCGGCCTGTTTAATTGCGTCATCACCTTCCATAACGTCACGCATGATTTTCCACTGACGTTCTCGTTTTGTGTATTCTGGATGCTGAGTTTTTACTCCAAATGTATCATTCATAAATTACTCCTTAAGCACCGTACATCTTTGGTCTATAAAGCCGTCCTTTTTTGATTGGCAGCTTATAGCAGATTTCGTATGCCATAGCGTCTGTTATATGGTCAAAGCCTTGAGATTTATCAGGCTCGCCGTTTTCTTTGAATACAAATCCGTTAAGAGAATCAGATAAGTGCGGACATCTTTCTTTACTTACATACACCTTACGAGTTCCGTCAGCACTACACATCGCAGTGTTTACTGTGTTCCACTTATCTTTGCTTGCGTATGGAGCGTATGGAGCACAAACAATAAATCCGTTGTCACGAAGAATTGACATATCTGTTACACCAATAGGTGCAGATGGCTGATGTTTGTTTCCAGTCGGGTCTGGATAAACATAAACTGTCGCTTTTGGATATCTAGCCTTAATTTTGTCACACATCTGCTGTGTATTAGAGAAACCGGAAGTTACAATTTCATCGAAGAAGCTGATAATGTCATTTCCTTCTTTATCTGTTGTAATATTCGAGATTGCTGCAGTCATTGGGCGAACGTTAAAGTCCATGCCAACGTGAATATCCCCTTCACCCCATCTTGGGTCAATCTCTTTCAGGTCGTTTGCATCTTTGTCATAATCTTCGTAAATACGGTCCGCCATTGTTTCGAATGATGCAAGATATTCCTTGTTAAACTCTTTCTTACTGAGAGTCTTTTTTGCCTTTTCAATTTCTTCCGGTCTTACATTTCCACCGTCAAGAGTTGTGTAATGGAATACAGCCCAGTCTGGATCGTGACCGTCAATATATTCTGAATACTTCTTCCAGAACCAGTTATAACCGTCCGGAGACGAAATAAGCAGAGCTTTTCCTTCACAGAATTTATCAGTAAGAGCTGGATAAATAGTTGTCCAGGCAGCTTCCTTTACGAACGCACACTCGTCCATTACCAAAAAATCAAT